AGGAACGACATCGAAATAGCTGGTGCCGCCAGTTCCAATGAGAGTCAGGATGCCTGCTGCCGCAGACAAGGAGAACGAGTCGACACCGTCACTGAGGAGGAGTGCTCCAGTCGTGCTGATGGCTCCGGTCGTCGGGCTGATCGATACGTCAGGCGAAACGATCCAGCTCGTGCCAGCCGCATCGCCAATGAGCACCGAGCTCGTTGCAGGCGAAGGCAGGGAGCCGGCTGCCTCGAGCGTCCATGCAGCGTTGTTTCGCACGTAGGAACTGCCGTCGATCGGCGCCTCTGCAATGCCGGCCAGGGTCGCGTCGTAGTAGACGATGAACGTGACGCTGTCTACACCGACCTCGAGGGAGCTCGGGATGCCGTCGACCTGATAGAGCACGATGTCGGACATGGAGGCCCGCCAGACCGGGACGATGGTCCCGCCGACGATGTCGCGATTGCCGTCGAAGTCTCCAGCCCTGCACCAAGCAGACGTCTCGACTGTGTAGATGCCATTATCTATCGGATCCGTCTGAGCGGTGAGAAGCACTCGATCACCAGCCCCGACGACATAGCCACCGATGGTGTCACCGATGCCGGTCAGGTCTGCGATGTTAATCAGCGAGACGGTCTTGCAGGGTGCCTTGATGGCCAGCCCACCGACGAACGAATCGACGCGGTAATTCTTTGTTGAGGTCATCAGTCTCCCCAGAGTCGAGGTGGAATCACAGGCGAGAACTGTCCAAAAGTGGGGATCTTTTTCGGATCAGTCCAGAGAGTCGGACGACCGCCCGGGACCGGCGAGTAATTGCTGCCAGTAGGACCAAAGCCGCGAGGGGCTGCAGTGCCAGAAACAGCAGCTGGAGCACCGCCGCCGCCCATGCCGCCCATGCCGGAATATGCTGACACGGCCGAGGTGATGCCATCGATCACTCCAGCGGTCTGGGCCGCATTACCCTCACGCTCTGCCGCTGCTGCGCGGTACTGGAGGCCCTCGGCTTCGTTGAGGCCGTTCCAGAGCACGGACATGACACGATACTCGCCCTCGGTGTTGAGATCCCCGAGGAGCTTTGTCAGGCCCTCTGTGCCAGCGCCTGAGGCACCAGCGACCACAATGGCGCGCGAGTGCATGAGCTCCTTGTTGCGGATCTCCTCCTGCATCTTGCGAGTCGTAATCGCCATGGTGCGTCCGGCTGCTTCACGGATGCCCTTGGCCTCCTCGTCCTTGAGTTTTTTCGCCTGATAACCCTTGTAGGCTCCGGCGACCAGCATCACTGCTGCGACTGCTATTGCTGCCATTTATCAAACCATCCGTAGTAGACGCCTTCCAAGTGCTCGAACCCCATTCTGTTGAGTGCTATGCAACCCTCCACCGTCTCTGCGATCGACACGACAGGGCCCTTGTAACTCCGGCACCAGTCGCGGCTCGCATACAAAGCTCGAGTGATAGTAATTGAATTGAGATAGGGGCGCAGCTCGTCGGTGTTCTCGGTGAAAAATTTGCCGATACCGTTCTCGCGAATGATGCCAATGAATCCGTGCGGTACGTCATCCATCAGCAGAACAAACGCCCTCACGGTGCCACGCGGGTTCGCACCGTAAAAATCGATGAAGTCTTTGGACGTTGCGTAGCGGGTCGTTATCTTCGGCGCTTGTTGCTGCGCTTCTCGACACTCTCGAATTCCGCTATCGCCGCCATGATCGTGGCCGGCTTCGGCGCTATTGCTTGCAGGCATATTCGTGAATCTGGTTTCCACTCCCCACCGAATGAGAAGTTTTCCTCGTGATAATCCTCCCAGATGAAATCTGGGTCCGTTTCCTGCCCCGCCTCGACCTTGGGCATGTCGTAGAGCGTATCGAAGTCGGGCCCGTACTGGATGCCCTGGTTGTGCAGGTTCTGGGCAATGAAGCCGAGCCGGTTGACCTTCTTGTGCTCGAGCATTCCGATGCCATCGAGCCGGCCGAGCTTGGCGCTCTTGAACTGGGCCGTGTAGACCAGTCCATAAATGATATTCGAGTATTCAGCGTCGAGATCCAGTTCGCCCGGGGTGCCGAACTGCGTCACCGTGAACGTGCCGCGGTCTGCGCCATCAGCCCAGACACCAACCTCGAGGCCGGACAGGCGCTCTAAGCCTATGATTTGATTGGTCGGCGCACCATCGTACTGGCCCCATGCGTCGAACATATAGTTATTCAGGCCACCGATTGCCTCGGTTTCCTTCGACCACTTCAGCAGGAACCGCTCCTCGCCGTCCTCTGAATTGAAACCCTTGACCGTGTAGTAGACCTGATCCTCCTCCTGACCGGGCAGCACCGCGACGTCCTCGACACACCAGTTGCCAACGCCGCCGAGCACGATGTCCACCCAACAGATGACATTCTCGAGGCGGTCGTAGACCAGCATCCCGACAGTGCCGTCCGTGCGGACACAGTGGACCCTGATGTCAGGCTTCATCTGCACGGCGATCTGCGTGATGCCGACGATGTTGAAGTCTGGCGCAAAGATCGACAGATCGATGCTCGCGTAGTCAGTCGCCTCGGCGTTGTAGCTGAGCTCGTAGAGCCGCTGCAGCGTCCGGTCGACGAACACACCCTTGGAGCTGATCGTCTTGATGTTGAAATTGGTCGGCGTCAGCGCCTCATCGAATGAGCTCGAGCGCACACCGAGAGGATGGTTGCCGTCCATGCGGGCCGAGTCGATGTCGGCTGCATTCTCGGACGTACCGATCAGCAGGCGGCCAAATGACTTCAGCCAACTGATGACGCGGATCGGGTCGGAACCGATGTTGCGATTTATCGGGCCGGAGTCTCCCTCGGTCTCGTCATCGAACGACTCGTAGTTGTCCGACACGGACCCCCAGATGCGATCGAGGCCTGCGAACCAGATGCGATTCTCGTGGATGTCGGTTGTCGACGGCCAGCCGTTGTCGTCGCCACCATTCCATTGGCCGATCTCCCAGTCCTTCGTCGGTAGCAAGGAGCCGAAGGGTTCGATGACGTAGCCGCTGATGACTGTCGGAGACGTGTAGCCGTTCATCCTGGCAATGCCAGTGAGTGAGCCGTTGGTGTAGCTCAGGGTGCAGTTGATCGTGTCGGCAGTCCAGTCGCCGGCCTTGATGCCGATCCGGTAATAGATGATCTGGTTGTCCTGCTCATCGAGGTAGGTCGTATTCTGGTTGGTCGTGTACTGAGGCGTGAGGTCATTCCACGGGCCGCTATCAGATCCGATGGAGAACTGCACCGTGACCGTGCCTGAGCCCGGAGGGATATTCTCGATGATGATGCCAAAGCGTCTGGCCTCTCCAGATCCTGAGACGCGGATCGCGGGTGAAAACTGGTCTGGACCAGTGACGGCCTCAGTCACCACCTGACCCTGCGATGCGGCGCGGATCAGGGCGCCTGCCCCAAAGACACTGCCACCCATAGTCTGCTCAAAGATTGGCTCGCTGGCGGTGATCGTGACGTCGCCCTCGATGGCGTCAACCTCGATCGTCGTGGCCGAGACATTCAGGTGATTGAACGGGCCGTCCTCGGGCCCGTAGTCAACCATTGACCATGAGCGGCCGTCACCGCGGCGCTCGATTTTCTTGGTCTGCAGGCCACGAGAGGCGGTATAGATGACATCACCGGACTGAGCCCACCGCACATGCCGGACCTGCTCCTCAGTCGACCAGCCTGTCGTGAACGAAACAGCACCAGCGGCAGCGAGATCGCAGTTGGTGACGATGCAGCGATAGTTGCGATCGTTGGCCAGCTCGATGAAAAAGTGATCCTGACCCGGAGTGAATGAGATGTTGTGGACGCCCTTGCCGAGCTGCGTCTCTGAGACCAGATCATCGGCGTTGACTGTCGTGCCAACACGGAGCCGGCAGAATTCGGTCTGCACGGTGATGACCAGCGCATGTTCTACGGCCGTCTCGCCGGCATCCACTTCGACGCGCTGCGTGACCTTGGCGTATTCAACGCCAGTGCCATCGAGGTTCAGGACGTTCGGGATCACGGCGCCAGCGCCTGACTCAGCCGTTGCACCGACATCCGAGTCATCCTGCCAGTCGTTCGCGCCGCCAGCCAGGGCCAAGTCGAAACCCGGATCGGTGACGGCCGCGATAACGGCTACCCGCTCGAGCAGGACATCGTCGATGCGTATTCGCAAATACCCGGTCGTGCCGAACTCGAGCAGGGCCGTATCGTCGACGCCAAAAACAAATGGCATCTGGCGCACCAGATTGAGATCCTCGAACATCGTGTCGATGTACTTCTGCCCCGGTCGGAGCATCATCGAGCCGAGCACTCGGGGAACGAAATTGCTTTGGATCTCCGCGGACATCGCCATGCGATCCAGATCCTGTCTGGCCAGTCCGCGTTTTGAGATGACTCCCCGGTTGAATGCGAGGAGTGTCTTTTCGCCAGTCGCCATGGCCTATCCGATCAGCTGGTTGCGTGAGCCGCGATCGCCGCCGCTGGATCTGAATCCCTGTCGAGATCTGGCCCAACCGCCCTTTGGAGCGAACTTGGCCGGCTCCTCCATGGCGTCGACAGCTTTCGACTCGGCAAGCCAGAATCGCCACTTGCGCAGCAGGCCGGTCTCGTCGACGTCAATACCGATCAGGCGGGGCCCGACCTTGTAGGCCAGATAGTGCTCGGCCATCTCCGTGAAATTATGCGGCCACAGACTGTAGTCAGCGCCGAACTGGACGTCATCGCTGACGTACTTGATGTAGAGCGGATCCGCGTCCGAGAACCACCACTGGCCCTCGCGGGAATAGCGTGTGATCGGCAGGTTGAAATACTCGTCGTAGCAGACGCCCATGGTCCTGAGCCAGTCTGTCGGGGAATCGAAGCCGTACTGATAACCGAAGGACGGTGTCACAGAGGGGCTCGAGTCGAGCTGCACGGTACGCTGAGCGAACTGCCACTGCCCCATCTGCAGGACGCGCCTGACGAAATTGTTGTCCCAGATTTCGTCGAGCTTATAGCGAGGTTCGCGATTCTCCGTGAGGTCAGCGAGTCTACGCTCGCCAAGGATGCTCAGAGCGCCGTTGTAGATCGAGAGCTTGTCAGTCATTTCTTACTCCAGGCCAGCGCATCCCTGCGCTAATGTTCAGTCCTTGATCGGCTTACCGTTGCACCGCTGCCTCATGGTTTTGGGCATAGCGCCGAGCAAGAGCTTCAGTCTCGAATCCGTCCTTGAGGGGCTTGTTCTCACGAATGACGGCCCACTTGTGATGCGTTCCTTGGAACTCGACCTTGTAGATCGACGGCAACGCAACCAGCTGATCTGGCCGCACGAGCTCGGCAAAGGACACCATCGAAACGTGAGCGAACAGGCGGCCAGCGCCTGCGACGTGCAGCTCCAGCTTCCATGCCATGTTGTCTGGCATGACGATGATCTCGTCGCCCGGTTTCAGGAAGTTGGCAATGTGCTGCCAGTAGGATTCGTCTTTGAGGATCTGCTCTGGCGTGACGCCGATTGGTACGTCTATGCGCCAGCGGTTGTTTGCTTCGACCGCGAGACTAAAACGAGCCTGCGTGATAGGCACGGCCTTTTCCATTGGCGGTGCCTCCACTTCAGCATCGGCCTCGGGTGTGATTACTTGTGCTGCTTCAGACATTTACGTTGCTCCGTGACAAGAAAGGGGCAGACCCGGATGAGCCTGCCCCTCGCATTGTCGCGCAAAGCGTACTGCTAAGCCAATCGGCCTAAGGAATGGCAGGCCGAGCTGTCGCCGTGACGTCGCCAGCGGCGTCGACCACGGTGATGAGATGCAGCGTTACCACTGTTGCATCGTCAACGACCAGCAAGATGTCATTCACTGCGAGACCTTTGTCATTGCCGTCACTGATGTAACCAGCCGCGATAACATCCGACCGGGCATCAGTGACAGTTCGATACATATGGATCGCAGAGGTAGCACTTGCGTCAGCTACGTCCTCACCAGTACCGAGACGAGGAATGAGAGTAGTCAGATTTTTTGAAATATAAGCCATGTCTCAAATCTCCTTACGCGAGTAGCGTGTTGTCGATTGCGTTCACAACGACGATGCCGCTGTTCTGCAATACTTGTGAGCCCATGTAGATCGTGCAGCGGGACCAACTGTAGTCCTGCTCCTCGTCATACCCCGCACGCGCCTCGATGTTATCTGAGTTGTACGCATGTCCCAGTGCATTCTTGTGGTACGCGAAGCACTGTGCATCAGCTGTTGCGCCGCCCGGGAGTGCCGGGTGAACGATCCAGTTCATGCCAAGCCAGCGATAAGACTGCTGGCGGTCACGCCATGCCTCTGGAACTCCGTCAATCGGGCCATTCGCAGTGAAGTCCCGAGAGGTGAAGGCTGCCAGTGTCAGCATGACGGCCTCGAAGTGAGGCGTTGCCAGGAACGTGATGTCGCTGTCCCATGGAACGTCAGCCTGAGCGAGACGAGTCTTAGCCTCGAGGCAGAGGTTCAGGGTAGCGGCAGCAGCTGCGCCTGTGTTGATGGTGCCGGTATTGAGCTCGGTGATGATGTCCGAGTCAATCTTACGATTGATAACGGCCATGCAAGTCGACTGCATGATCGCGCGCTGGTTGCCCTGCGATGCGAAGATGTTGAAGTCGGTCTTGCGCACGAGATCGTGCCATTCTACCAAGGTCGCAACAGGCTGCGAGAGGTCGTCGCCGCGAGCAGGGATTAGCCCGTTCACGCCGCGTGTCTTGGCGGTCGCACCGCCAGAACCGGCTACTAAGAATGTCGCCTGATTGCCTTTGATGACCGCCTCAGTCGTTACGCTTTCACGCACGAGTGACTGGTGGACCTCAAACGCGGCGATGAATTCCTGCCGGTATTGAATTTGAAATGCTGTTTCAGCCATTTGGCTTCTCCCAGATGAAAAGAATAATCCGTTATTCCACTATCGGGGTAGCCTGATTGTGCGGTGAGAGGGGTGTCCTTGCGGAGCCTCCCACGTTGCGGCACAGGGGCCGGGGGGCGTCGGGGCTGCAGAGAGCAGGGTGTCCGGCTAAGCGTGGTGTGGCAAGAATACGATCAGCTGTAGGTAGATGTCAACGGTGACTGCACAGCCAGACCCTTGCCGATGTGCTTCTTGGCAGCCTCTCGGGCCCGATACTCTGCTTTTGCCTGAGGCGACATACCCAAGCCCTTGCCCTTGAGCTTCTCGAAATCATTGACCTCCTCGCGATCGAATTCGCCCTGACTCCAGAGCTGAGCGGCCGGGTTGCCAACGTCAAATATCGAGGCGCCCTTGACGAGTTTCTTGAGGGCCGACATCAGAGTCTGTCGCGACCCGGTCCAAGCGGCGAGGTGCCGACTCTACGGCCCGGGCGCTTCTTTTTCGGCGCTGGAGCATTGGTGCCACGATCACCAGGCTCGATGCCCGTGATATATCGTGACGGCCGATCAGCGTTCACTCTCTTGGCTGTCATCTGTGCCATGAAATTCTTGAGCTTGCCCATCAGTAGCTCCTTGCTTTTGAAAGGACTGTGCGCACGTTGCTGCTGCGCTTGGACCGTGCTGCGACGTTTTTCTTGACGGCAGCAGTGGCCTTGTTCAGGCCGCGGCTCTCGACGTTCGCCATGTATCTGGCGGCACCTCGGAGCCCGACCTTCTTTTTCGACTTGGCCATTAGCCGATTACGTCACCGGGCATAACAGTGTTGTCTGCAACTACACCGATGTCATCACCGGGCTGTAGCGTGGTGGTGATCGCGTCACCGGGTTGGGTTGGTGTAGCCATGTCGTGCTCCTATGCGGATTTTCTCTCGTTGTGATCGATGCGAACCTGCAAGAGCTCGCGGTAGCGGGCTTGGCCTTTCTCGTCCGCATTGTAAGCCTTGCGATCGGTGCGCATCAATTTCTCGAAGCCAGCGATCTCCTCGTCCAGCGTCTCGATCGCGGTGCGGCCAGTGCTCGGGGCGATCTGATGCACGGGGTTGATCGTTCTGGCTGACTGCATGAAACCCTCGAGGATGCCGGGGATGTTCATAATCGCGCGGCCTTCAGGATCGCGGGCGTTCATCAGTGATTCGGCAGCTTCTTTGCCGAACTGCGTCTCAATGTGCGCGCCGACCAGATTGATGTTGGCACGGTAGTCGGTGCCCCATTCAGTCCTGAGCGTGTCCTCGGTGCCCTGATGATCGCTGCTGTCCATCTCTGCCAGGGCATCTTGCTCGCGCTCTGCAAAGCCGTTGTACCACTCGATCGCCTTGTGCATGACGCCCGGATCGACGTTCATCTCGTGCATGGCGCCAGCGAAGTCAGCGAAGATCGCCTTGTCGTCGTCGCCCATGACCAGTCCCTCTGGCAAGTTCTCCAGATAACCGTCTGACTCAGCCGGAATGCCATTGGCTTCGCGGTAGACCTTGACGTCCTCAGGAGTCGCGTCAGCGCCCGGGGCCTGCTTGTAGGCGCCTGAGCTGATAGTAGCTCGCTGCTCTCGAAATCCGTTGCCCAGATCCGATGGCTTGGCGTATCGCTGCAGCTGTGATTTGAATTTGTCATCGACGTTGCCATCGGTATCGCGGGCGAAGTCATCTCGCCAGTCGGAATCCAGACCACCAAGGAAGGCATTGTTCAGATCGCCCTGTGTCTCAAAACCTTTCAACGCCTCAGCGTGAGCGGCCGGCGTCTCGTCGGTGATGATCTCGTCGGCCCAGTGGCCTTCGTCTGTGATTAAATTTTCAGTCATTGTCGTCCATCTCTCTGGTGGCTGTCTTATCGGGGTCGGTCCTTGTCGGGGCTGACTTTAGCATCCATACCAAAGTGGTTCCTGCAAATCGTTTACCTTCTGCGAAGGCGCTGCCGTGCGGATCGTTGGGCCGGTAGCTGATGTCGTGAGTGCCAAAGGCGCGCATCATGTATTCCAGTGCTGCGATCTGTTGGCGTTCACTTGCCTTACCTCTGGCCAGAGCCCTGACTGACTGCACCTCGAACTCGGTGTAGTCGGGCCTGACGAGCGGATTCTTGTGCGGCAAGCACTCCGCTACCGTCTCCCTGATCTCCGTCATGCGGCCTGCGCTGTAGCCATACTGGCCTCAGCTTGAGCCACATCCCTTGCGGCTGCTCCTCCCTTCGTTGCCAGTTCAGCTTCCTGCTGCATTTTGGCCATCTGGTTCGCTTCTGCAATCTGCCGCTCGACCTCCTCCAGTGGCACGATGTTCTTGGCCGGCAGGCCAATGCCCTCGAGGGCGGCCCTGAGCGTGCCTTGCATGTCGACGTTGTAGATCGCGCCCTCATCGATCTCCATGGCAGCTGCGAGCAGGTCGCGAGTTTCCATGAAGATGCTGGCATCCTTGCGCTCTATGGCGTCGTGCAGCGGGGATACGAATTTGAAGTGGACCTCACGGCCCTGTAGTTCTCGAGGCATGTCTTGGACGGATCCGAAAGCGCCAGCACGTAGAAGTAAGTCAAAGGTGTCCTCACACAGCTGACCATTGTATTCATGTTCCATCGGCTCGAATAATGGAAGGGCCGCTCTCACATATTCCTCTACGCGCTGGCCTACCTCGAATGCTGTCATGTCGCCCTCAGGCGGCGGCAGCGTGAGCTTGTTGATATAAAATGCTTCCGCGAGCATCGACATCTGCGTGTCGCGGTTTTCGTATCCCATCGGCAGGCCGCGCCTGTCCTGGGTAATCGGTCGGAGCACGTCGCCTTTTCGCTCGTCATACTCCACATCTGCCCACGTAATCCCACCGGCAAACAGTGCGACATCACCGCGGATCGCGTCTTGCGTTGCGATCATCGGCGGCCGGACGCTCATCTCACCGGCCTCGAGCAGGGTGAGGCTCATGGCCTGCAGCAAGCGAGCGTCCGGCAGGCCCGCCACGGTCGATGGTGCATAGGCGTACTGGCTTCCCGACACGGTCTGCCAGCGGGGGAGAGTGAAGCCGCGAGAGGTCGAGCCTTGCTCGTGCATGACGTGATTATTTCGCTCGTCCAGATAGACGATCATCCAAGGGTAGCCCTCGCCTTCGCCGTTCTGGCCCTTGTAGATGTCGCTCGACACGACCAGCCTCATGCACTCGACCGTCTCGAGATCTTTGATGCCAGTGAGTCGCTGGATGTTGTCGTGCAGGCTCCAGCCCATTTTCTTGAGCTGCTTGACGGTTGGCTTCCAGCGCACGTAGATCTCGCCAACGGATCCGGTTTCGTCCTCGGACCAGCAGACATCGCGCAGATGCCAGTTCCTGAAAAGTAAGTGCGGGTTCGGCGTGTTCCAGTTGATCTCGTGGCTGATGCAGCACTGGCCAAAGGCCGCGAAATCGGCATCGCCTTCAGTGGTGGCCCGGATGAAATGGGCGTGACGATCGTACATCAGCTGGCGCTGGCGCTTGGTGGCCCAGTGCAACCACTCCTTGCCGGCCTGCGTCAGGTCATCAGGCTCATCAACCGAGACTGAAAACCACTCCTTCGCGCGCGGCCGGAGCATCGCGGCCAGGGACGTCGACAGCTCACGATGCACGATGATCGGATAGCTGTTGTGGAGGTGCTCGGCAAATTCTTGGCCGATGTAGCGCGTCAGCGTGAAGTCGGCGCGTTGCGGATAGAAATTTTCAGCGATGTCCTGCCAGAGCGTGAGGATGGCCTTGCGCTCGTTATAGAGCTGAGCTCCGCGCAGTACCAGTTGTTTGGGGTTCATCCGAGAGTTTCGCGATCAGTGAGGATGGTGTTGGCCCGGGAGCCGCGGCGCTTGGCCGCTTTTCTGCGCTCGACCCGGCGAATGTCCTCCTCGTCCGGCATCGTTGCGTTCTGGAACATCTTGTCTTTTTTCTTTTTGACCCTGGCCTTGGCAGCCTCGCGGCGTTCCTCGTTGGTTGCAAAGCCACGACCGAGGCCGAAATTTGTTGCCCGCTTAAAAGAACTACCTATATCACCCACGGTTCCTTCTCCTTGGACCCATATTCACATTAGGACGGCGGTTCGCCTTGCCGAGCATCGTACCGCTAAGCTGATCTTTTCGCCACTCGTGCAGATGCGTGACCGCCCGCGCGCCTGCTGACCACGATTGCACCACAGCATCGCCGCGGTCTGGAGAGCGGCCGAGGATCGCAACGACATCCTTTTTCGATGTCACCTTGATGCCGTTTGCCGTGAGCTCCCACGCTAAAGCGGTGAGATCGGAGACCAGCATCGGGTCATCGGGCAGCGCGATCGGGGAGCCGCCGTCCTGTTCTGGATCGAGCGCCTCCATGAATCGCCAGTAGACCTCAGCGCGCTTATTGAAGAATTTGAGCTGCTTGGTTTTGGTGCGCATGATCGAGGTATCCATGCCCACATGCCGGATGCAGTCGACGCCGTTTTCCTCCAGATGCGCAAAGGCCTCGGCCCCGGTTCGCTCGCCGCAGTCGATCACCGGCACTGCGCCATGCTTTCTGTGTTTCAGGACAAGGGCAGCGAGATCACGCCCATGGGGTGTTTCAGAACCGGGCGTAGCAATAAGGTTCGGATAGAATCCATCGTATCGGGGAGCCAGTACGGCCTCATCTCGCTTCGAGGCGCCATCGACACCAATGGCGCACATCGGCACATTGAGTGGAGGCTGGCCATAGTAATCAGAGGTCCAGCGGTTTTGGGCGGCCCGGATCCAGTCAGTAGAGATGAGCTGATCCGGCTCGTCCTGTCTTGCAGCCATAAAGTTGCCATCTCGGATTGCAGAGCGCAGAGGCTCTTGGAGAGCATCGAGTTTGGCGGCGTATTTTCCGTCACCAGCCAGGAACGGGTTGTCGTCCAGTCGGCCGGGGATGAAGGTTCTGGATTCTGGCTGCAGGTATCTCGTGGTGCCGTCATCGTACTTTCTCCCAGAATCAATTTTGACATCGGGCCCATCGACCCAGTGATCGAATGAATTGCCGGCATCGTCCTGCATGGTGACGACCCATCGCAGCTCGCCGGGTTTGGCCGGATTGTCGTAGCGGTTATCGAGCCACGGCGCGAACATCGGAATGATCCAGTCGCCTGCCGAGGTGGTTGGTGGATTGCTTGCCAGGATGACGCGACACCGCTGGCCCTCCTCGGCGGATCGGACCCAACCCATTAGGAAGCGGATCTGCTTTTCGCGATTTTGCACCACCTCGTCGACCGCCAGCAGATCGTGAGCCTGACCCTGCCAGTGCTCCTCATCGCCCGGTTTTGCGATACCGCCGAAATCGATGAGACGATCCTCGACCGTTTTCAGGCGTGGCGGGATGGATCCGTTGTAGCCCTTCTCGGTGCCATTGATGTCCTTGGCGCGATCGGTGAGTGCGGTCAGGTCGACATAGTGCTTGCGAATAATCAGCGTGCGTTTGTGTTCTGTGTGCGCCAGCCCGAGGATCAGGTCCGTTTTTCCCGAGCCGCCTGAGCCGCCATAGAGCAGCACGTCAGCGGTGCAGTTGACCGCCTCGAGCTGAGGGCCCGGGGTTGGAAACCACAACCGCCCCTGCGAGCGATCCTCGACCAGCTTGTCCATCTCACCGCGCTTGTGGGCCGGCAAGGCATCGTATTTTTCGAGCAGCTCGTCGATGAGCGCGGATTCTTGGCTCACTTTTTAGCCCACACCTTCTTGTAGTTTTTCGAGAACCAGATGGCCTCGTCCTTGTCGCCGGCAAAATCGATGAACTCGCCAGTGGCTTTGGCGTGCATCATGGCTTCGTTCACCTCGAGTTTTTTCAGCTCGCCATTGACGCGAACAATGGTCGGATAAACCATCCAGCGTTGCTCCTCATCGTCCCAGTCGGCGGCCATCAGGTGCGTGCCGGTGTAGCCCTTGCCCAGATCCATGGACGGCGAATTTTCGGGATCGACAATGCGCTGCACGAAATCCTTGGACTTGTTCTGCTCCAGCACCGCCTCGATGCGGCCCTTGGCGTCTGCCTTTTTCATCACCTTGTCGTTCATGCCGTGATCCTCTTTTTCGCCTCAGCGGCTGAAATGATACTGCCATACATCGGAGCGGACAGCCTTTTCGCCATCTGCTTGAGAACAATACGACGCTCGTTGCGTGGCCTGGGCATGACCGCCAGCCAGACGCGCCATTCCATCTGGTGCGCCGGGATCTCTTGGGCGAGCCGAAATTCGGCATTCATCAGGAACTCCTGCCACCACCTCTGCGTGCCGCCAAAATGATCCTGCTGATAAAAATGCACCTTCTCATGCTCGATCAGCCAGATCGGCAGCTTGGTGCCAGAGGGCGAGTAGATTTTCCTGCCGTGCGCAAAGATGTTGCGGCTGGTCACGGCCGGCAACCAAAACCGAATCTGATCGATATTCGGCGGCCAGCCATTGACAATCTCGAGCGGGTACTCGACCTCCGCTGGCACCGCGCTCACAGATTGCACCGCATCAGCAACGGACCCTTGGCATCAAAATACGCCTGCGAGATCTCATCTGAGAGCTCACCAGACATGCTCGGAAATTCCTCGTCCTCAGTTTTGTCCAGCGACCTCGAGGGCACCAGCCGATACTCAGAATGATCCAGACCCGGAGCCGGCCGCAACAAACCAATCAACAAATTACGGGCCAAAATCAAGCCATTACGCTCGGCGGTTGCATCAAAACCATTCCCCTGCAGCGGGCCAACCGCAATATGCCTGTCGATCACTTCCACGCACGATCGCAGATTGCTGAGCTCGCCAGCGTAGGCCTCCACCTCGAGATTCACTGCTTGTCCCGCTCAACGCAAAGCGCGATAAATTCGACATCGCTGCGCTGAAAGCTAACGGTCTTGGCAGATGCCTCGCAGGCATCCAACAAACGATACGTGCCAACCTCAAAGGCCGGCGCCAGAACGGGCCCCTCAGGGCCAGCAACAATCAACCAAACTACCAATATCCACTCAACGGGCATCTCGATCTCCTCGATTTTTTTCGGGCCTTCGGTCTCGCTCCAGCGAGGGCGGCTACTGCGTGCAAGCGATCGGGCTCCCTGAGCTGGCACGGTGATGGGTCGACGTTCCTGGCTACGTGGCGCATCCAACGCCTCAACAAGTCAATCGTCATTACACCACTTTTGCGGCGAAATATTTTGAAATTCTGTGGGGCGGTGCCCAAACCCACTCCGCGTCCGCGCGCTCAGCGGCCCCCGGGTCACTATTCGGACCCCCACCCCCAACCGATTCGTGCGAACGGACATTGTCCGTTCAGTTCCGAGAAGGGCTGGTTTGTCAGGCACTTGCAACGGGCTCACTGTCTGTCATTACGGATGATTCGCCGTCTATCACAGTGCCAGCCTGCTGATCCTCCAGCATGAACAGGGCCAGCCGTCTCATCTTCTCCCGGGATGACAGAGTGCTGATGTCTACACGATGAGTGTGTCCTACCTCGCCGGAGTGCTCCACCTCCACATGATCCCCGTACTTCTTGGCCCCAAGCCGGCTCATCAGCCACTTGCGGGCATCGACGCGCAGCCTGTCACGCTGCACATTGGCGTGGTTGGCCACCATGACTTCGTTGCCGTGCTTGTCTGTCCCGGGTATCTGATCCAGCGTGCCATCGTCCGCAATCTCGATGAGATCCTCGGCCCAATGGTCCAGCAGATCGTCGCGCGCGCAGGCATATTGGTCGCGGATCTCAGGCTTGTTGCGCAGCCATCTCATCACCGACGCCTTCGAGGGCATTGCCGGGTCACGGCATACTGCCCTCAGGCTCTCTCCAGCTGCGATCCTGTCGCAGATCACCGTCCACAGAGCGGGAGTATAGACAGCCATCCTTCTTGCCTTCCTTGGAGCCTTCGGGGGCTCTCCTGTACTTAGCGCAGTATCTGGTGTTGTTGCCTGCAAGGTCACTCTCCGCGATGGCTTGGTTCTGCCGATCTTAGCTCTTTTCGCTCGGCCTTGTTGACAGCGGAAACGATTTCCGGCTAAGGTGGCCTTCGGCCAACCCGGAGGGGGATGGCCAAACGAGACCACCGCGAGGAGAGCACCATGGAAGCAACAGCAAAAGCACTATGGGATACCATGAGCGCAGCATCAGATGCTCATGGCGAGACCAACGACTGCACAGTAAGAACACTGACAGCCGTCACCGGATTAAGCTACGACGACTGCCATCGGCAGCTGGCCAAGCAAGGCCGCAAGAATCGTCGTGGATGCCACTGGATGATCGAAGGCCCCAAGGCCGCCGAGGCTCTGGGCTGCACCATGCGCCGCATGGATTACAGCGAGTACCGGGCCAAGACCATGATTACCGCCGAACGTGACCCTGCACTGCGCAGTGGTCGTTTCGCCATTCTGGTCCGAGGCCACGTCGCCGGCATGATCGATGGCGACATCGTCGATTGGAGCCAAGGCCGACGCCATCGGATACAGGCTGTCTACGAGGTCACTGGCCAAGCAGCAGCGCCGACACCAGTTCGCCGCGATCCAATGCCTGCCGGCTCTGAGAACTGGACGTCATTCCGCAAGTACAACAAGCGTGACAATCTGGAGCTGTTCTGATGCTGACACCAAACGACATCGCAGCACTGGCATTCATCGTCATTTTCGGACTGGCTCTGCTGGTCCCTGCCTTCAGGAGCCGTCATGCAAGCTGACCTGTTCCCAGTACACCGCCCCGGCCTGATCGAGCTCCCTGAGGGCTCTCCGGTCGTCGTATGCTACGGCGCTGGCGTGGACTCGACTGCCATGCTGGTCGAGCTCCACAAGGCTGGCATCAGGCCAGACGTAATCACATTCGCTGACGTGGGTTCCGAGAAGCCAGAGACCTACGCCATGGTCCAGACGATGAATGTCTGGTGCCGGTCAGTAGGCTTCCCTGAGATCGTAACCTGCACCAAGCAGACTCTCCCGACGACAGGGTACTCAACGCTGACCGGCAATTCGATCAACAACGAGACGCTGCCCTCACTGGCCTTCGGCAAGAAGTCCTGCTCTATCAAATGGAAGCAGGGACCGCAGGACCAGTATCTCAAGGGCTGCCTCTCCGGGCCCAACAAGTGTGCCCCTCACCCTGTTTGGATCGACTGCCAAGAGCGCGGGATCAAGCCGACAAAACTCATAGGATATGATGCGGGACCCGCTGACCTGAAGCGCGTCAAGAACATCGACAAGAACAGAGCCAAGGCTATCCGAGAGGGCAAGAAGTGGGATGACAGCTTCGAGTTCATCTACCCGCTGCAGCAGCTCGGCATGGCTCGTGAGGACTGCATTGCCACGATCATCGAAGCCGGCCTGCCTGTACCGATCAAGAGCGCCTGCTTTTTCTGCCCCGCCTCCCAGAAGTGGGAGCTCTGGTGGCTCGCCGGCACGCACCCTGATCTATTCGAGAAGGCTCTCGAACTGGAGGTCACTGCGATGACCGGACATCACACACGATTCGACGAGATCGAAATGGGCGCCGGCTTCATGGAGCTCATCGGATCCGGCAGCCGCTGGCCGTCGACGAAAACAACGGTTGGCCTTGGCCGAACCTTCGCTTGGAATCACTGGGCGAGGATGAACAAGGTATGCAACGGCGCAGGCCAGGTTATCGCTGATCCAGAGTGGTGCCTTGCCCAAGCCAACAAACTGAAAGCTAACGGCGGCAACGCCAACGACGCGAGGACATGCTAATGAACACGAAACAACTGCACGACACCAACGAGCACTATGCCAGCTGCTTCGGCACTGGAATGGACCAGCGCAGCCTGCAGCTGCTGAGCGGGATCGACACGGTCGACGAGCTCGACGAGATCGAGAACGAGCTCAGCGCAGGCGAGTACGATTGTGCCGAGGCCATCATCGAAGGACGGTAGAGGATCCAGCTACAGGGTCCCACGGGGCCCTGACTGGTGGCGCTTTTGCCATCGATAACGCGAGGAAAGAAAGATGAGAAAACCAAGCTGGAATGACACGGAAAACGCCGCGGTAATCGCGCTGTATTTCGTGATGCAGGGCCACGCCGCGAAAGGCCAGCCCTACAACAAGGCAGCCATGATCCGTTGCGCTCAAGAGAACCCGGAGCACCCTTCACAGGGCAGCTTTGCCGGCAACCTGTCGGAGCGCAGCAAGGGCAGCATCGAGGCCAAGCTGATGAACGTCACCGCAGTCCTGCATGATCTGGGACGCGACGATGTCAGCATGACCGAGCATGGCTACCGCCCGATGTCCAACTACCAGTCTGATCTCAAGACGATGGTCGTTGGCCTGCTGGCAGTCCGCGACGAAGCAGTCGCTGGTGGCTTTGAGGCAATAGCATGATCGAGCGCCTTCCAAGGCTCGATGTCACTCGTCTGGCCGCGGACTTTTCCGCGGCCGTTCGAGCGGCACACTCTGAGGCTGAGCTGCAAGCGATCCGAGATCGCAACGCCGCAGAGATCGACCGGGCCGTCGACCACGTCCACGACTTCACTGATGCCAATGACCTGATGGCCGACGCCATCGATCAGCAGTGGAAAGGACTGGCCGACTTCACGGAATCTGATTGGAGCTGGTCTGACTTCAGCGACGAGATCGAGACAGCATGGAACCGGGCCAAGAGCGCCGGATTCCACCTATGCCGGATCCTCGTCGGATGTGAGTTCAGTGGCACCGTCCGCGATGCGTTCATCGAGAGGGGCCATTCTGTGCTCTCCTGTGACCTGCTGGAGACCGAAGCACCGGGCCCACACTATCAGGGCGACGTCCGCGACATTATCAACGATGGCTGGCATCTCGGGATCTTCCATCCGAGCTGCACCAACCTCACCAATGCCGGCGTGAAGCACCTCGTTCGAGGTGGCCAGCGCATCAACCCTGAGCGGTGGATCGCCATGGAGCGTGATGCTGAGTTCTTTCGCGACATCGAGGCTGCTCCCATCGAGCGGATCGCTCGCGAGAATCCGATCATGCACTGCTACGCCAGAGAGATCGTCGGGCGCAAGGCTGACCAGTACATACAGCCCAACCGCTACGGCCATGACGTCAGCAAGAAGACCGGGCTCTGGCTCAAGGATCTGCCCAAGCTGCTCGACGATCCGGCCGACCACATCGCGCCGAGGCTGATCGAGTACAAGGGCAAGATCGTCAAGAGGTGGAGCAACCAGTCACCTTGCGGCGCCGACAGCCGCGGGCCCAGTGCAACACGAGGCCACGACAGGAGCGTTTTCTTCAGCGGCATAGCCAATGCCATGGCCGACCAATGGGGCGGCATCATGGCCAAGCTCAGGGCGCCTGCCGGCGCATCCGTCACTCAACTGGAGCTCGCACTATGAGCAACAAAGCAGTCAACGGTCGCCCGACCTACTGCACCTACGAGCCGGAGTACATCCGGCTCAAGGGTGTGGTGCCGGCGCCGAACGATAACGGACCTGAGGCGCTCGTCAATCTGGGCGCCCAGTTCTACGTCAGTCACTCAGGCGGCAAGGACTCGCAGGCCATGTATGCCTACCTCCTCCGCATCGGAGTACCGCACGATCAGATCACGGTCGTCCACGCCAACCTTGGCGAGGTCGAGTGGCCCGGGGTCATCGACCACATCCGAGCCAACATCAGCCACGAGCTGCATGTCGTCAAAGCAGGCAAGACCCTGCTGGAGATGGTGGAGCGCAGATTCGAGAGCAGGCCAGAGGTCCCATGTTGGCCGAGCCCGCAGCACCGCCAATGCACCAGCGACCTGAAGCGTGGACCGATCTACAAGTTCATCAGGCACCACATGAAGGACAACGGCTACACGCTCGGCATCAACACCATGGGCCTGCGAGCTGAGGAGTCATCGAGCCGAGCCAAGATTGCACCCGGCCGAGTCAACATGACGCTCAGCAAAGCCGGTCGCACCGTCCACGACTGGCTCCCGATCCACAGCTGGAAGGTGAGCCGTGTCTGGAAGGAGATCGAGCTCGCTGGCCAGCAACGATTCCACGCATACAACTCAGGCAACGAGAGGCTGAGCTGCATGTTCTGCATCATGGGCTGCGACGGCGACCTCAGGAACGCTGCAGCCCAGAACCCGGAGCTCGCGGCCAAGTATATCGAGCTGGAGGATCGCACCGGATACACGATGTTTGCCTCAGGCTCACTGGCCGAGAAGCTAATCAATACCCAGAAGGAGCTATTCTGATGAGAACCGCGAGAGAGAAAGAGATCCACCAGCAACAGATTGACTACGTCCGCAACTCGGACATCACCGTCGA